ATCGGCAGCAGCCATTGGGTCTTCCTCAGCAGGAAGTTCCTCTTCCTCTTCGGTAAACTGCTTGCGATAGCTGTCAATAAACTCGCCTTCCTTGATTGCTGGAATACCAGCGAGTCCCATCATCCGTCGAATCTGAGCCTCTTTTAGAAGTGTCTTGTTTTTTCTCTTCATGGTTAAAATCCTCTCCTTAAGTTTTAAAACGTTTTTTAACTTAACTCATCGGACTTTAGCCCGGTGACTTTCTCTAATAAGTAGTCATACAAGTTAGAAAAAGAAGTTTTAATAAATCATATTATTTGTGATCCCGCATCTTCTTTTTCATCTTTCTCATGATTACATCTTCAATTTGTTTGACCCTCACGAAGCTAACTCCAAGACGGGGTGCAATTTCTCGCAAGGTCATGGCACCATGCTCTTTGACGGCAAGCAGTGTGCAGTTTAAATCATCCTCATAATCTAAGTACATCCGACAATCAGTATTCGGACAAGAAACATCAAGCTTCTTACATAATTTAGCGCATTCTCTCATAACTCTGGATTCTCCTTTTCGATAATATCGAATATGTTTTCAATTTCGTTTGATGCAAAGGTCTTTGCAGTCTCACGGCTCTCTTCTCGCTCTTTCTTCGTCACCTTCTGTTGTCTTCCGCTCTGTCTTCCATCGCTCTCCTTGTATGAGTCAACATACTCCATCAGGCTGGGGTCTTCCTCAAGATACCCCGTCACCAAGGCTCTAAAGAACTCACCTTGACCTATCCCGTCATACTGTAACTTAATCTTCAATTCAGCATGACGTTTATCAGTATCAGTGAACAAAATCTTTTTGTCTGTCTTGCCGTACTCCATCAGCGATACCTCTTAAGAATGTGTGCAGAACTTTCTGTCTGCCCTGCATCAGTCTGTCGAATGAAATTTGCCTTGGAGTGTAGCTCATGGATAGACCGTGCGCCTGAATAAGACAGACCACTCTTGATGCTGCCCTTCATTTCCTCAAGAATTTTATTTGCATCGCCCTTCCAAGGCACCATGCTTGTGATTCCTTCAGGAGAAGACGACTTCTTGCGCCAATCCATCTGAGCGTCCCGACTAGCCATGCCTCGATACTGTTTAAAGTTTCCTTCGGGTGTCTTAAGAAGCTTGCCCGGTGCTTGGTCAGTGCCCGACAACAACGAACCAACCATAACAAAGTCTGCGCCAGCAGCCAGCGCCTTCACCACATCACCAGCACTTCTAACCCCACCGTCAGCAATAATTTTTACATCCCCTGTCCACTCAGAACGAGCGCACTCAAAGATAGTGTGCAGCCCCGGCACACCATGACCTGTCTGGACTCTGGTTGTGCAGATGCTACCACCCCCGATGTTACACCGAACTGAACTAGCACCCCACTCTGCCAAAGCATCGAATCCCTCAAGGGTTGCAACATTTCCTGCCATGATATGAAAATCTGGGAATTTTTGCCGCAAAATTTTCAGAGCCTTTTTGGTAAGAGCGTGGTGCCCATGCGCCACGTCGATACACAGTACACTTGCACCAGCCAGCACCGCCATCTCAGCCCGTTCAATAAAATCTCCCGTCACACCAATCGCTGCACCGACAATAGCATCAGCATCAAGACATTCAAAATGCCTGCACTGCGCCTCAATAGAATTGTATCTATGAATGATTGCCATGCCGCCGTTGGCATCCATCGCAGCAGCCATTGGCGAAGTAGAAATAGTGTCCATCGGACTTGCAATAATTGGAAGCTCCAACCTAAGATTGTGATCTAAGCTGCTACCAATATTAATCTCAGACCTAGATTCAATATCGCTGTACTGTGGCACCAACAACACATCTTGATATGTCAGTGCCTCCTTGCCAGCAATGTCTCTATAGTATGTGCTCATTTTTAATTCCTTTAGTTGTCAGCGTGAACATTTTAGGGAAGTTCCCACCCATTAGTGACGTGTACTCTGGTCGGAAGACCACCACTGCCGAAGGGAACGGGCAAGCACTCTTCATACCAGAGAACTTTAAACGCCCCTTCACAAAAAATATTTCGTGTGCCCTCATGCAATATTCGTGCCAGTATTTTGTGTCTGTCCTAGCAGGAACCAGACACACAACCACTGTCCCTTCTTTCTTACTCTCAACATAAGCTTTCTGAATCCATTTATTAATTCCTCTTCCGTATGGAGGATTCATAAAGACGCTCTCGCCTCTCCATGATTGAGCCAGCCCGTCATCATCGACTGTAAAATATTTCTTACATTTAGCCGTAGCGTGTGAAGCACACGGATCTAAAGTAAATTTATACCTTCGGTCAAGCTCATCATAAAAATCTTGCGGTGTTTCCCAATCGGTCTTCTCCGAACTGAAACCTACCGCACCTACTTCCTTACTCCACAGCTTTGCTGGCATCTTTGAACTCCTTAATTATTTTTTGAGCAGTGCCCCAACAATGAGGACAATATAAATTTACTTTATCTTCTCTGACTACCACGAACCAAGATGATACCATCTCTTTATCTTTCTTGTTAAATGGTTTCTCACAAGCAAGACAAGTCTCTTCAATTTTATCAAACATATTCATTTTCTGTTTGATTTCTTTCTCTAGTCTTTTATCTTTCTTGGACATTATTCCCCCGTACTTCCTAGCGCACCATCGCCACGCTTGCTCATAGTAATAGTTTCCCAACCATACAAATCTCCATTGCGAGTTTCCAACGCCCTAAACTGTACAGTTGATAGCATCACCAACTGAGCAATCTTCGTGCCCGGTTCAATAAACTGTTGTGTTGTACCTATATTGTGAAGGTCAACGAACACCTCACCATCATAACCACTGTCGATACAATGCGCTCCGACAACCAAGCACCGCTTCGCTGCCACACCAGAACGATTCATTACCTGTAGCATGAACCCGTGTGGGATACCAAACCTCAGCCCGGTCTGCAACAATTTGTTTTTGCCGGGATCAATCTCTGCTGCTTTGCCATCTTCAGGACAAAAGAACACATCCAACCCTGCATCGCTTGGGTTAGCTCGCACTGGCGGCGTAACATCTTCTCTTACTCTGCTATATTCAATAATCATTTGTTTCTCCTTAGCCCAACAATTTAAAGTTGTGCTTCAAACTTCTTGAACTGAATCCCCACTGAGGATCATAATCAAGCTTCGCCATGTACGGGCGATTGATGTGAATTGTATCTCGGTCTGGGTCAACACCCCAACACTTAATAGATGTGAGTGTGCTGGTCGCATCTGTCACCTTAAGAATCCAGTAGACCTTTCCGTGCTTTGTCTTCTTCGGAATGACCTCCCTCGGAACGAACCATGCCACACCTATATCTACATCGAACTCACCCAAAGGTGGAACAACATGAGACTCAAGCTCTTCCCTAATCCGGTCACTCATAATCAACTGCATCGGGAACACTCCGGTAAGAGAAACAAGATACTCAATCTTTTCCTCGGCAGTGAAGTCTCCCTCTGGATGATACAACTCTATATTCTCTACAAGCTTCTTCAGTGTCTTCGGACGATCCACCGCCACGGTTGACCAGAAGTGTTTCATGCCACTGAACCTGTCGTCCATCAAGCTGTTCAACGCTTGACTTCTCACAAGAACATCGACAGCCTTCTTGTTGAGCTTGCCGTAGACAATGTTCTCATCAAACAAAAACTCTTCGATGGTTGCGAATGGTCGGTGGTCCACTATCTGTTTAATAGCAGCCTCGCCCAAGCCCTTGATCGAAGTCAGTGGTTGAATGAGAGTTTTATCGTCATCGGAAATCTCCCACACTGAGCCAGAAGTATTAATATCAATTGGTTGAATCCCAAAGCCATGCTTCTTCGCCAAGTTGATTGCCTTCTCTTTGCGCTTCTCTGGTTCCTTGTCCAAGAACGCAGCCATCCACTCAGCCGGATAGTAATTCAACAACCATGCACACTGGAAGCTAAGAATACTGTAGCTTACTGCGTGACTCTTGTTGAATCCATACCCAGAAAAGTATTCAAATGTTTCCCAGAGCCGTTCAGCTTCGGGGGCACGAAGCCCCTTCTTGATACAGCCAGAAAAGAATTTCTCATGCAGCTTCTTCTTAACCGCAACAGCCTTGCCCGTTCCCTTCTTGGTCAAGACCTTGCGAAGTGAGTTCCCCTCATCAAGAGAGATATTATCACCGAGAAGGTGAGCCAACATTGCAATCTGTTCCTGAAAGATTAAGAACCCACAGGTTTCCTCTGTCACCTCACGAACTACATCATTGATATACTCAATGCTATCGGGGTCAGCCTTGGCTTTAATATAATGTTTGTCTACCTTAGCCGACAGAGGACCGGGACGGAAGATCGCAGTCACAGCAGCAAGGTCAATGATGTTCGTCGGCTTTGCCCTTCGGCAAAACGACTGCGAGCCCTGCTCGGTGAACTGGAAGACTCCCGCCCAACGACCCTTGTGGAAAATATTTTCATACACCGACTGGTCTGTGAGATCAATTACATCTGGATGCAAGTTCTCATCATAAAACTTCTTCACGTCATCGAACGTCGGGTTTGGATTTCCATGCTTCCGTTTGAGGATGTGGCGAACCGCACCGTCAATCATGCGGAGTGATGCCAGCCCAAGAATATCAAACTTAATGAACCCCATCGGCTCAAGGTGACGAACATTCTGTCCCTCAGCCCACGGTGTTTGCCTCACACCACCACTATAAATCAGCGGCATGTTCCTGTGTAGGTTTTCAGCAATCACCACACCACCAGCATGACGAGAGCAACTACGAACCTGACCAACCAACGCTTCGATGTGTCCCTTAATGTCTGGATACTTCGCCAAGAAAGCTTGAAGCGTTTTGCTATACTTCATGACCTCTTCCCACGTCGGGGCATAGACGCCAGCAGTAATACCGTGGTCCTTCTTGGCAAGCGGCGTTGCCTCAAACAACATCTTCCCTGTCACAGCATTGACTTCGGTGAAGGGGATATTATAAAACTTTGAAATGTCCTTGACCAGCGAACGAAGTTGTAGTGTGTTCCAGTTTGAAATTGGAACCACCGTGTTCTCGCCCCACTCTTCAACCAGCAATTCCTTAATGGTCATCGGGTCACTAACATCATAATCAATGTCGGGATAATCTGTAGCATCAGCACGAAGGAACCGACCGAACAAGAGCCCATACTTAATAGGATCAACCTGTGTAATGTTCAGTGCGTATGCAACCAACGAACCCGCAGCCGAACCTCGACCGGGACTAACCAGTTGAATCTCAGATGACTTGTCGGCAATCGCCTTCATGGTCAAGAAGTATTTGCTAAACCCTCGGTCTTTAATTACCTCAAGCTCACCCTTGAGCCTGTCAATGTAACCTTGTTGCTTGTCTGACTCAACCCCATCAAGGATTCTCTTCAGCCCATCGACACTGTAACGTGCAAGGGCTTGGTCTTCGTCCATGCCTTCCGGCACCACAAAATCCGGCAAGCGAACTGTGGTGTCTGGCATAAAGGTTTCAATGCGACTCTTAGCAATGTCAGCAGTGAGCGTGATTGAGTCCATGATAATCTTATCATCGTATTCTTCACCACACTTCTCGGCATACTTCTTATATGCCTCCCACATCTGATCGCCATTCTTAGGATACAATTCGTAGCCCACCTCGTCAACCGAGTCTGGGAGCTTTGAGCCCTTGTCACTCTTACCAAGCCACGCCAACCGTCGATAAAGTTCACGGTCTTTCCAAGCGTCGGGCGTTGGGTAGTGGCTGTCGGCAGTAGAAATTAATTCAATGCCGAACTCGTCTGCCAGTTGAATGATAAACTTATTAATCTTGTGTTGGTCTGACGAAGCATTCCATTGAAGCTCACCGTACCATCGGTCGCCAAAGATTTCCTGCATGTTGCGGGTAGTCTCTCGCATAGCCTCAAGGATAGCCTCGTCGCCGTCGTCCTTGTTGCGCCAGTAGTCGTTAGAATAGATACCACTCAAGCAGGCAGAAGCCGCAAGGATACCATTGCTGTGTTCCTTTAGCATCTTATAGTCAATGCGTGGAAACCTGTAAAAGTTCTCAGGCTTGAACGACTTCGATACCAATTCAAATATATTGTTCAACCCCTCTTGGTTCTGAGCTAGAAGAATAAGATGACTACGCTGACGAAGAAGACCTTTAATCCGACGCTCTTCGGTTTCGACAACTGTACCACCGCTGTCCTTCTTCTTCATGCCTTTGTTCTTTTTCTCTGCTGCTTGGCGCTCATACTCTTCACGCCACTCATCCAGATCCTTAACGAAGTATGCTTCGATACCGAAGATAGGCTTGAAGTCTTTCCCTTCCTGCCTCATCTTTACAGCATGAAGCACCTGATGTGAGAGCCCGTTGGCATTGCCATGCTCGGTCAACGCCAGTGCGTTCATGCCATTGCCCCAAGCAAAATCCATGTGAGCATCGGGATAACCTAGCCCATCAAAAGGTGAGCCCGCAACACTGTGGGCGTGTAAGCCCACGAAGGGAATTTTTGATTCTGTTCTATCCATTTCTTTTCCTACTACTGATCTTGTCCAATTGGATTCCACTCACTATAGCTCATTCTATCTGGTTTGTCAAGTGTTTTCTTTGAACTTAAATAATTGTTGTAGCCGTCCCAATTGTCCACTCGACAATACCACGGCACTTCCGCTGTGTTTCTTTCTTCTATTATAACACACTCAAACACAATGTCAAGAGAAAAATGCCTTGCTGAATATCTTTTTTCAAGGGGTAGTTTGTTCCCCTTCTTGTCCAGCTTTGCCACGGCTTGCTCCCTCACTGCTCTCCTGCACCTCTTAAAATCCTCACCATCAAACGTGAAGCCTAGATACTCACCATCTTTAACAGATTTCCCATCGTGTGTCAAGCAAAAAGATGCGGGACTTGAAATTAGTTTTCGATGTTCACGCAGAACCTCAACCGGATACACACCATAAGGAAACGCAACATAGTATCTATCAGGGATGACCCACTTACTAAGCTGACGGCTGATGTGATACGCAGACAGCGCACCATACAAAGCACTCCAGCCTAAGCAGTCTCGTCGGTCACGATCCTTCGGGTGAATTGGAACATAAAAGATTGGGATTTGTTTCTCTTCCTCGGAGGAATATGGTCCACGCTTCAACGAAACAGGATCGTACACCCACTCGCCTATGCGTTCTCGCACCAAGGGCTGAGTCTCCTTGTGGCACACAATCCAAATAGTTTCACACCCTGCCATTGCACACTCAGCCACGGCTCGTTCCAGCGCAAGATATTCTTTTCCTATCGGCATCAAACTATCGTGCCAAGGAAAATTAAAATCTAATGGTTGACCAGCAATCGGAATGATGCCAGCCAAGTGAAAAGATTTCTGATTCTGTGCGCCAGACTCAATCATAAATAAACTCTAGCCGCTCCGTGGGTTCATAAATATTCTTTCCAATGGGGAAGACTTCTCTCAACGCAGTCTCAATCTTCAATGCATAGTTCGATGTTCCACTGCTCTGCCCCTTGATACCTGCGAGCCTCATCATTTCTAAAACCTTGAGCCTCACATAAGAATCTGACCAGCCAAACTCATCAAGCTGTTCTTCCGTCATGTATGAAACTGCTGCTGCATCTTTCCTGTCGGGGTGATGACCATCAAGCCTGTCGGTTGGATAGAAATGTACACAGCTAACAAAATCTGAAGTAGTTTTTAACCGTTCGTGTTCGTGCCTCATGCCACTACGAACATTGATCCAATCAATCACCTCATAAAGTTCGCTGGTCTTACCCTGCGACTCTGGCAACCCTTCGATGCCTTCGTCGCTAAAAACTATTAACTTATTAAAATTCACTTTGAAGAGATAAGAATTTTTACTGGTGATTTTCAACGGACCCTCTTCTTGATACCGAATGCTCTCAATCTTATCTGAGAACGGTATCAGCCCAGCCATCGACAACGAAAAACAAAACCGCCCATACTCGCCAACGATAAACTCTTCGCTGAATCTGTGAGGCGGCTTCGTCTTATAAATTATAATCGGTAGCTGCTTGTCAAACGCATATTTTAATGCTGATAAAGATCCACCGACAACCACCTTATCAAAGGACAACTCATGTTCCCGCAGCATCTTCTGCTCTTTTAACTGCTCTCTGAATCTGTCTAGCTTTTCTTAACACAGAGCGAGAATAGTTCATACCATTTTGATTGGGGTTCTTTCCCTTACAGCGATAGCCTGCGTTATAACCGCACAGACCAATTGTATAATTTTGTGTGCGGCACCTGCCAGTTCGACAGCGCCCATAGCGATGTAGCCAATAGCTAAAGATTTGACCGCCAACCTGAATTGAACGCTTGGCATCGTAAAGCTCTTGACAAGTATAAGGAATGCCCTCGGTCGCTCTGCCCCCGGTGAACCTTGGTATCACCTGAGTAAGACCACAAGCATTTGCTCTGCTTCTCGCCTTTGTTTTCCAACGACTCTCAACATGAATCAATGCTACTAAAATCTCTGGTTTTATATCTCGTTCTTGAGCAACCTTAACAACGAGATCCATGTGCTTACAGGCAAGGTCTGCGTTTGGCAAACCAAGACTCATAACTGCTGCACATAATATTTCCGCTACCATGTGCTACCTCACTCACTGTAAGTGCCAAGCACATAATTTTCCAAGACCAAGTGAACTGTTTCGCTTCCCAAATCAACGCTCTTAATCATGTGCCCTTCGACCAAAAGAATGTCGCCGGGTTGGGCATCAATGAATGAAGAGTCAGAAGACTTAGAGACAAGACGCACAGCTTCAATTGGTTTTGTCACTTGATATTCTTCGGGAACCAAAACTGTTGACGTGTCTTCAGGCTCATCTGGCTCAAACACCTCTACACATAAATGTCTATTACATGGCTTAAACATAATAACTCCTAACGTCTGTGATGGCAGTGTGCGGTATGACGGTGTTGTTGCCGTGCATTTGGTCGCTGATGCTGCCGTGCATGTGGTCGCTGATGCTGCCGCTGCGGGCGCTGACGCACCACTACAACGTTACCACTGCGATGGCGTGAGTGACGATACACAGCCACGCCCCGGTCGTGGTGACGATGCACCACAACCTTTGGAGCGTGACCATGATATATCACAACCTGTTCTTGCGGTACATAAGACCGATGATAGGCACAGCCTGTCACTGACAAGAGCAGCCACATTGTTGGTATTGTTAAAAACAATTTACTCATAGGCTACCCCCTCACACCTTCAATCCGTTGACCTTTGCATAGAAGTCCATCAACTGTTCAATGTCGGTATCGTCCTTGACCAGACGAAAAGCCTTCACTGCAAGACTGATCTCTTCCTTGGACAGCCAACCGTTCTCAACGTAGTTAGCCTTCAAAGCTCGCTTCTGCTCCTTGAAGGGTTCCATTGCATCTTCGACTGCGGCAAGTGATTGAATATAATCACCAATACGCTGTTCCTTCTCGTCAATGGATTCCTCATTGTTTGTAGCTAGATTTGAATTACTCATCTTCTCTCTCCTTCTGGGTGTTGTTCCCAATTGTTTATATGTATATAATACACTATTTCTATCGGCTTGTCAAGCATTATTTTAACTTTTTTTGTGCTGTGATTACCCGCACTTAGCGTACCCACAGGAAGCACAGGTCACGCAACCGTCCTGATATACTAGAGAATCGTTCCCACAACTAGAGCATCCTTTGTCACTTGGAATCTCCCCGTCTTGAATATAATTCTTTAGAATTCTGGCGATGCATCTGGCGAAGCTGAACATATCACTGTCCTTATCTTTTTGTAGTTGCTCCACCATAAACCTGACCTTTGCTCCGTGACGCAACCCCAATGAAATCATACGAGTAAACGTAGAGTTGTTGGGATTATCGAACGCCTTGACCATATCCTTTATCGTAATAGTATCACCATTGAAACCAAATGTCAAGTCATATCTATTGTTTTTTGTCTTGAAGTTGTGCTTGGTTAGCTCCCCTTTGGTATATCTCTTGGGAATCTCAATCATGTTCGCTTCACCGCCCATAATCTCATAGGGTTTCCCCTCCATCAAGCCAACCAAGATCGTCCACTTCTCACCCTGAATCGTAGTGTGGTGAATATCACAGTCTAGAATCTCTGGTCGTCTAGGTGACTCATGCTGCGGGAAGTCAGTTGACTCGCTCTCTGCGAGCAACACTCCGCTGCGGCTCCCGTCCACATAGACAGTAACTCCCTTGAGCCCACTTCGCCAAGCATCCAGATACAATTCACCAACTACCTCCGGGTCAGTTCCTCTTGGCAAATTAATAGTTGAGCTAATCGCATGGTCTATGTGCTGTTGAATCACAGACTGAATTTCAATTCTTTTCTTCCAGTCAATCTGGTCAGACTCAACAAAGTATTTTGGTGGGGTCTTCCTGCCAGTAGCGGCAAGGTACTCCCGAACGTTGTGGTGATAAACTTTAAACTCTTTCCACCTGTCGCCAACGTCGTCTACAAAATCAGCCTCGGTATCGGCATCACTGTGATCCATCTTCCGACGACGGATATACGAATTACGAAAGACAGGCTCCAGCCCTGAACTGGTCTGTGATAAAATTGAAACGCTGCCAGTAGGAGCGTTGGTAAGAATAGAAATGTTTCTTCGCCCATACTCTTGCAACAGCATTTGAATATCGGCGGGCAATGTTTTAATAAAAGCATTGTCCTTTTCTTTCTCCCAATCGAATACTGGAAAAGCACCTCGCTCTCTGCCCAGCACTACGCTCTCACGATAGGCTTCCTCTTTCAAAGTTTTATAAATTTTCTCAGTAACTTTGATTGCCTCGGTCGAATCATAAGCCAAACGCAAACAAGCCAACGCATCGGCAAGACCGTGCGTTCCTAGTCCGGTGCGCCTTCCATCATCGCAAGCCTGAAGAAGCTTAGACCACATTTCCATCTCGTCCTGCGTGTCTGATACCTCAATAATGTTTTGAAGTTTCTCTGTCTCCAACTCCACCAAGTCATCTGATAGCCTCATGGATACCCGAACAACATCAGCAAACTTTTCAAAATCAAACTCCGCATCAGAGGTGAAGCTCTCCTTCACAAAGTTTTTAAGATTAATAGAGATCAACCTACAACTATCATAAGCCGACAGGGGAATCTCCGAACAAGGGTTTGTGCAAATTGTTTTAAAACCAACATCAGCATAGCTCTCGGCAGGAAGATACTTTATAATATTCCCCCACATCAGCAAGCCCGGTTCCGCTGTCGTCGTTGCCGACTCTACAATCGTACCCCATAACTCTTTGGCTGCAATACGCTTAGTCACAGTAGGTGTTTC